CTCGTCGCGCTGTGCATAACCAAGGCCAAAGATTTGTTGCAAGGCGTATGCTTGGCGTTCCATCGAAACTTGACCAAGACCGGCAGAACGAGTGGCGAAAGACATATCCTTATATATACCAAAGGCTTCGTCAGTTGTACGTCCCTGTGTAAGCATCTGCTTCATAAACTTTGCATAGGGGTCAATCATAGGTTCAGCTTCAACACCAAGCTGATTACTTAACGCAAAGAATCGTTTGGTGGAGAAGTCTTTCCCGTAACGACTAGACTCACCACTAGCGATGTCCAACTGTACACGCTGTCGCTCACGTAGAGCTTGACTGTTACCTAGAGCAACGCTGCCTTGTTGTACAGCAATACCTGCTGCTAATGGTGCAGCTGCTGCAAGAACTGGCGCAGGAAGAACACCATAGCCAATGCCCATACGGTTAGAGAATACACCCCCACTGTATGCAGCAAAACTATGACCAGTTGCACCGCCTCCACCGCCCAGCCCCATGTAGTTTCCGCGACTGATACTTCGCTGAATCCTATGCTGCTGCTCCATGATCTTTCTTTGCTTTGCTGCTTTCACTGCCTCACGAGCGTCACGTTCTGCCATTCTTTGACGAGTTCGCTCCTCACGAGCAAGTTCCCTTTGACGTAGTGCAAGAATCCGGCTAGTGGCTTGCTCTTCCTGACGCATCACACGTTCTTTGAGATTTGCTACTTTCTCCTCATTACGGTAATAAGAAGCCATATCTGCAAGAGTGTCAGACTTACCTTTGCCCAGATGACCAAGGCGCTGGTTCAACATATTAGCAAGACGTGGGTTACTGCCTATAGCACCAAAAGCAGCATTCAACTGCTCTTGACGTGCTCTACGGGATATCCCACTACCGCCAGCAGACATTCCTTGCAGTTGTTGTTTGAATCTTGTATTCCAAGCTCGCTGGTTAGCTCCAGTAGCCCCTATCATGGTTCTAGGTGCAACTGCACCAAAAGCAGCATTTAACTGTTCTTGACGTGCTCTACGGGAAACACCTCCACCACTAGCAGACATTTGCGCAAGCTGCTGTTTAAAGCGTGCGTTCCAAGCACGTTGGTTAGCTCCAGTAGCACCCATCATAGTTCTAGGTGCAACAGCTCCGAACAGTTGGTCATACATGCTCTGCTGAGATTTCAAAGCACTCTTACTTAGAGGTTTGCTTGTCATCATCTTGAGACTATAAGCAAACTCTTTGTTCCAAGCTCTCTGATTCTTTGCAGCTACAGTGACTTGTTTATTAAGGGCTTTAGTCTTTTGTTCTTTCTGAACCAAACCATCTACTGTAGTCTTAGTCTCTTTCTTAACAGCTTTCTCAAGGTCTGTAGTGCCCTTGACATTACCTTTAAGACCTTTCTCAAATTTATCAAGAAAGTTATCTACAGCTTTAGCATCTTTTTTCTCAATCTTAATACCGAGTGTAGCAAAATATCGAACTATCTCCATACTCTAATCCCACCATGATTTTCAAATATTCTAATAATAGCTTCAAGATTAGAGAGTGAAGTTGTTTCTGTCCATCCACTCTTGAATTCCAGCTTTGAGACTACACCACAATCCAGCACAGCCTTAACATGACTTTCTGCCTTTTTACACTCGGAACACTCAGCAAACTCCCACTCTCCAATATTCTCGACTTCGTATGAAGTTCCGAGTGAAATACTTCTTAATCTATTGGAGCCGAAAGGTCTTGTTATACCAAACTTAAGGAATTTACCAACACCTTCGTCTGACACTAAATGAATGTAAGCTAAAGTTTGCCTGTAATGACCACAAGAGCAAGGAAGTTTTCCAGCCTTCAAATCCCCATGATTTCTCTCAAACTTACCTCCACATTTACCGCACGTGAACCACCAGTAGGGTTTAACACCCTCCCTATAACGTGGGTGATCAACCACTCGGTCACTCCTTTCAAACTTACTTCCTTCTGGATATGATCCTGTGAGCTTAAATTCTGTGATATGTTGCTCGTCGGGTATCTGAAGAGCTTTTGCAGTATTATCCCTGCGACACTCTATACACCTTCGACCACCATTAAAGAAGTCTCTGAAAGTTTTACTTCCTGTTTCACCGTGGGTAGGGCAAGAGAAAACGGCACGAGTGCGACCACCCTTAAAATCTTCATGGGATACTAAAGTAAACCCTGATTCAGAGCAAACCCTTTCGATCCTAGTTAGCCACTGCTCTCTATTAAATTTGGCTGCTGGGGAGCAACCACACGGAAGCTTCTTAGATTCTAGATGACCTTTTGTGGTTTTAAAATAGCCTTGACCAAAGAGTCCACGGTCTTGTTCACAGGTACTACATTTTGTGATGTATATCTTATTACCTTTGCCACCCTTAGTCTGACCGCTCCATCCAATAACTTCAAGTTGGCCGTCCTTACCAAATCTAGGTCTAGTAAGACTCCACTCATCTTGTTGTAAGCCTTTCTCGTCAATTAAATCTTGTAAATTCACAAAACCCTCCTATTCAAATGAACTACCATCTTAACAGGAGAATTTGCATCCTGCAACTAATTCTTAGCAGATTTCTGTTTTTGTTCTAGAATAGCCTGATCGTGGGCTGCCTTCTTTATGGAATCATGTACGTCTAGCACTTCAAGCATACTATAGAGCTGTCCAATAGAATACTTAGTATCCATGTCAGCTATCAAATGCAAACCACCAAGGGGGTGAGTGGCAACCCGGTATATTTCCCATTTCTGAGAAAACTCTTCTGCCACTTTACGCTCAAGTGGCGTACTGCTCCCCGACTCTTTAGACTCTATTCCTCGGAATCGGGAGCGGTAAAAACGTCTTCGAAGTTGTAATTCAATACAGCCTGATACAACTGAGACAGGTGCATAAACTTACGTGCGAAGATAATATCGAAACTGGAGTTGGTAATCTGCTTATTGTCTTTGCACACAGACTTAACAATTACTTCACGCATTGTGGCAAGATCACTCTTACCTGTTTGAATAGCTTCTTGGTACTTCTCCATAAACTGCAATGCATACGATGCAGGAAGGGCAGTAACCAAATAATCTACTTCGTCAACTGTAATCACTTCTTGAGGAAGTGCTACATCATTCATATTAAGCTTACTCATAAATATCTCTCATTATTTAATTGTAAAGACATTAAGACCGTTTCCATGACAATCTTAAAATCTATTGTTTGTTTAGAAAATGTTGGAAACAGCATCAATAGCACTGTTAGCTAATCCAGATGCTTTGCTGAAAATAGAACTGAATATATTTTCAACTTGTGCATTACCACCAACAGTGTAGCTACCAGTTGTTTGACAGAAGATTCTCCACTGGCGATATTCAAACTCACCAGAGTAGACAACTTCAGGGTATCCTACAATATATGCTTCTACAGAACTGAACACACTTGTGCCTTTTAAATCGGAGATTGTTAGGGAAATACGCCCTGTTCCGTTTGTAAGGTCAAGCTCATGAATCCTAGAGAATACATCATTACTCATAGAAGTTTGAAGCAGGGGAATAGTAATCATGCAACTTGTGTCAGCATTTCTCACTCGTGTATGTTTACCACGAATACCCCTGATGGGCTTGAAAGCATCTACACTTCTTGCAATTGAAATACTCTGCCAACCTGTAACTGTGTAACCACCAAAGGTTAGGACTACTTCTTTTGGATTATAGGTAAAAACCTTAGACATATAATCTCTCCATTAGAATAAGCTCAATCCAGGTAAGGCAGAAACAGCAATGTTGGTAATGTCATTCAACAAGGAACTGACTTGCTCATTACCGCCTACGTTGATGGTGGCAAATGCAGACTTAATCACCCACACACGACTATCAATTGCATTACTCTTTGTGAGGCTAGGAATCCCTTCAATCCAAGATTCAGTGGAGAACAATAAGTCACTACCACTTTGATCTTTGATTAACAGAGGAAACTTACCTCTCTGAGTAATCTCATCAACTTGCCACATCTTAGTGAGAAGGTTATTAGTCTCAGCACCATTGTGTAAAGTGATTGTAATTGTATATGTTTGACTGTTGTTATACTTTCTTGCTATTGTCCCATCAGGCATCCGTACACTGCTGTAAGGCATTTCATCTTTATCAACAGAGATGAATGTACCATCGACAAACCCTGTAATTGGGATAAATCCGGCAATGAGACAGTTCACTGATTCTGGGCAATAGTTAAACAGCGTAGTCATAACTTCTCCTTAATATAGGGGCTGTATTTCAAGCCCCCGTTTGAAAGGCTAGTTATGCAATCCAGCGTGGATCAACTTCACCACCAACTGCGTTAACAGCTTGAACAGCAGCAGCATCCAGTGGAGTGTTGCCGCCAATGTAGTTGTCAGTGTTGAACATGAAGAATGTCCAGTCACGTTGCTCTGTGGTGCTAGACAGGGTAACATCAGGAGTAGTAGCAATGATCGTCTGACTAGAGAAGAACATAGTCTGTCCACTTTGGTCTTTAATTGTCATTGCAGCTACGTATGTGTTACCATCGTCACCTTCATCAGCACGTTGAAGTGCTTGCAGAACGTAGTTGGATTGTGCATACTGGTGCAGGCTTACGGTTACGTTCATAGAACGATTGCGTCGTTTTACACGACCACCACTTAACGAGTTATTAACACAAGTTCGTTAGACTTGCATAATCAAGGATGATTCTGTACCTCTCAGTACAGGCTAGATCATATCACCATCTTATTCAAAAGAATGAAGATGCCCCCCGTTTCGAGTCACTTGACCCTACTCCAGCTACGGATGATCGTTGAACGTCCTTCCTATTTAGGAAGTTTCGCTGCTGATTGTCTTTATTGTTATAATTTTAAGGGGTCGCCAATGTATTACTACTTGGTATCCTATATAACACTTAACAAGAGTTTCCAGCAATTAGAGGGGTTATTCAATGTGCATTTCTACACAAGGCGACTTAATAGTTAATCGGAGCCGATGTAAGGTTCACTTGCAGGTACCATTCTCGTAGCCGAGATAAATGTCCCCTCAACAAACCCTGTCACTTGGTGCGTAAAATCACCAACAGAGATAATTACGTTTACAGCCTCGGGACTGTAATTACCAATTAAAATATCAGACATTATTTATATTCCTTTCCGTTATACGCTGAGGAAGCCGTTGATGATGACCTTGCGAATACTTCCCGCAAGACGAGCACGGAATACAAAAGCACCTGCAATACGTTGAGC